GACAACATAGCCATCTGCTCTTGTCTGTTACCTGCACCCAAACCTACATTGATAGAAACATCATATTGGTTAGCCCATGTTCTAGGGTCAAACTCTACGAATTCACCACGCATACGCACTAAACGAGCCTTGTCCTGATATTTGCACAAAAGATGCAAAATACCCTTGAACAATGACTTAACGCCTGTCTCAGCAAAGATTCGAGCAATTAGTTCAATCTTACCTGCGCCAGCTTGTTGCATAGAAGCTACTGCTGCTGCCGTAACATTCTGTAATACAGAGGGGTCTAACCCTTGTGAGGCATCAGACACGCCTGTACGCTTAGACTGTACTGTGTCCAGATACTGAAGCATTGGGAAAGCCTGATTAGCCACGTTCTGAACAACTAACTGTTGGACAGCGTTAGGAGACTTGGCACGAATAACACCACCTGCTGTAGATGTAAGCAAGTCATCTAGGTTTACTTGACCTTCCACAGCCACCACACGAGCATTGTTTGTCAGATATAAGTTATCCAACATCTGACGAGTGATAGTGGTCTTGATTAACTGTAGGTCAACTGTTCTGTCAGCCAACGAGTTACCAAAGAACTTGTGCGGAATTGGGATAGGACAGATTGAGTGGAAAGGAACATAGTCCACTTCCTCAACCATTTCCTTACCCTTCTCGTCCTCAAGGATTTCATTAGAAGCGTAGAACACTTGAACCAATGAAGCTATGCCTTTGCCATCTATATCAGTTTTGACATAGCACTCAAAGACTTCAATCTCTTGCATTGAGGGGTCATCTGTCTGTGTTTGGTAAGGTTGCTCACCTGCTGCGTAACGAGCCACACGCTCTGGTGTGTACGCTAGTGCATCACCCATCTGCAAGCCTTCAATCTGCTTCTTGTTAAAACCCATAGCCACCAAAGTGCTACGAGTCAACATCTGCCTGTGGGCTACAAAAGGTGAGTCAGCAATAGTTCTAGCCTTCTTGCTAATCAGGAATTCTTCGGGAGGTACGTTCTCAATCGTTACTTTGCCTGACTTTTTCTTTTGTTGGACAACTACGTTATGCGTAGAACCCATCACAGGCATACCCATTGGGTCTATAACTGGCTGTCCCATCGGGTCAAATATTGGGAACTCTGTCGTATCTTGCTCGACAATCTCCATAGTCTCATCACTCATCAGCATTGCTAACTCATCGTTAGTCAAGTCAAAGTAACGCTCTTTGGTAATGTCTTCTTTGTCTTCCCAATACGCTTTAACAATGCCGTTCTTCTGAAGCAGAGCATCCTTGAACCAATCATGCAGAATGGCTACGCCTTCGTTGTCTCGTGAGAATACCCAATTGCAATACTGTGTCGCTTGTTTTGCGGATGCTTCGTCTTTCGGGCCTTGTGGCTCGAAAACTACAATATCATCTGAGCCTGTAAATATACGAACTAAGCTAGGCAACGCACCATCTATCGCTTCTGCCACTTCTCCAGTAACGATTTGAGACTTACCCTCAACTTCATTACCATAGGGCTGTCTGAGATACGCTTCCAAAGCCAGTTTGCGCTGCTCAACAGTTTCGCTTTCAATAAATCCAATTGCATCGTCAATCTCTGCTTGGATTATCGACATTAACTCGTTCTGTGCCATGCTTGTCCTTTGGAGGTCTTCCAATTCTGGGTTTGTCCAATTTTAACTCATTTACCACATTTTCGAGCATTTCGATACGTTTTTCAAGTTCTTTTACTTTAGGGGCTAGATTTACCCCCTGCATTGATACATACATCAGACAATCCATTTCGGAGTTTGGTTAATAGGCTTAGACCAAGTTGAATGACCTTCATCCAATCCAAGGGCTAAGTAGCGGAACGAATCAGAGCCATGACTTGACCAATCGTGTAGTGGTCTTTCATAGAATATCTTACGCTTCTCATCGTAGTCTCTGCGGTAGTTTCTCAGGCAGTTCAATCCTGTCTGTACCTGTGGAACATTAAACCAGCACCTTGGCAACAACCTTCTTACCGCTTGGATGCCATCATCTAGTCCCATTCTGGGAGCAATCTTGACCTCTAACCCTGATTCCTCAAGCATTTCCATTCTGCTTTTACCTGTGCCAAGTTCCCTGACCCTAACGTCATGGGGCAATATATGCTCTGCTTTGTGATAGTCGTTGTCCTTAATCCACTTAACGTAGTGGTCTAGTCCAACTCCGTGATTCTCGTAGTAGTCGATTAGGCGCACCTCAGTACCCACCAACTGAGCCACCCAGATAGACGTAGAGTCACCCATTCCCAAGTCCCAAGCAGTAAATGTTCTGCTTAGTTCCTCTCTGGGAATCTCTTGCATATGCTTCTTTTCTTCTAGTTCATTTAGGATTTGCCCATAGTAAGAGCCTTCTACGGCAGCATCAAAGCTACACTCAAACTCTTGGCGGTACTTATCCTCACCCATCTCATTCTTAGCCGCCCTTAGTTCTGTGTCATCCACTACACCAGTTTCCGAGGCTTTGAACTCTAGCAAACCCCATCCATCCTCAGTTTTAGCCCTGTCTCGCAGTTCTTTAAAGTGATTATGTCCCTTTGGCGTACCAATGAATAAGCACCAGCCCTGTCTGTCAACCAAACTTGGTCTACACACATCTGTCCATATCTTAGGGTTCTGGTCACCAATCTCGTCTAGGATTACCCCATCGAAATACTGACCACGGAGTGTTTCTGGATTGTCTGAGCCAAACAACTGGATTCGCCTACCCCAGAAGTCCACCCTAAGTTCTGAGATGTTGCTAGTGCCACCCAGAGGCTCTGCATACTTAACTAGGTAGTCCCATGCCACCCTCTTAGCTTGTCCGTATGTAGGGGCTATATAGGCGTACCTTGGGGCTTCCTTTTGGTTGAGCAGAGCATCCTTGATTAAGTGGTTAATCGCAGAGACTGTCTTACCCATGCGCCTATGAGCAACAACAACGCCAAAACGCTTACTGTCCATCAGTTCATGGATAGCAAGTTGTTGTTCTCTGGGTTTGTAGGCTATCTCGATTACTTCTGCCATTGGACGCTTATCTGAATGTCTTTACCTTCTTCTCCAGTTACTTGGAGTGGTAAGACCCTACCGATTAGTCCCATGAAAGCCTGTGGGTGTGTCTCTGCCTTCTCTACGAGATAAGCAACGCCACCTGCGCCCTCTAGTGCCTCCAGTATCATCTCTCTAAGAACAGCATTGCCCTTGTCAAGACTTCCCTTCGGTCTTCCTGCGCCTTCTCGTGCGCCACCACGATATGAAATGTTTGATTGTTTTTCAATCATTGTTTGACTCCTCTAGGGTTGGTCAAGGTTAAGTAATACTTTATTCTAACAGACTTGTAATCTCTTTGCGTTTTTCTTCGTCTAGTAGGCTTGTTGCTGGTAATAACGGAGTAGCAGCAAATAAGGGTTGACCTTTAGATGTTCCCTCTTTCATTTGAGGAGTAATGTCTAAGTAACGGATTGTTTCTGTTGCTGGAATACCTTTTGTCTGGGCATAAGCATTGCCAGTTTTAATCTGTGTCTCGCCTACGCTTGCACCATACTTCTTGCCGTACTTATCCAAGAACTTAGGATAAATCTCGTCATAGTATTTCTTCATTCCTTCGCCACCAACGCTTAAATCTAGTCCAGTAAACTTAGTGTCTGCATCAGCTTTCATTACTTTGTCAGCAATGTCCTTACCAATGACTTCACTTAGTTTTTTACCACTAAATTGTGTAGAACCTGCGCCATAGCCAGTAACAATGCCTTTATCATCTACCATCAACTTAATGCTTGTACCTGATGTTGGGTCAATTCTTACAGACCTTGAACCATCTTCATTAACCATTGGAACAGCAATCTCATCTACCTGTTTGCTTAAATCAAAGCGTGACGCTTGTTGTTTACCAGTAGTCAAGCCTATACGCTCATACCCATTGTCGGCAGCGTACTTGGTTAGTCGCTTTAGTGCCAACTGATACCATGTGTCTTTAAATGGTGCGTCTGGGATACCAGTTTGTCCAATTTTTGACAATTCTTGTACTTGATTCATTAAATCAAAACGCTGTTGAGCAATTGCACTTTTTTCTTCTTCTGTCTTTGCTTGTTCTTTTAATTTACCTAAACGCTTATGTTCTTCTTTTAAAGCATCTATTTGTTGTTGCGCCTGATTTTGTGCTTTAGGGTTGTTATAGCCTTTTTCCCTGCCAGCTTGATGCCAATCAGATTGAATTTCCTCAACAAGTAGCATCTTTTTACCATCAGCATCTACTCGGTCATTGACCCTCATGTGGGCTAGGATGTTTGGCTCTTTAAAATGAGATGATTGATATGGTTTATCTTGATGTAAATCGCTAAATCTTTGTAATGCTTCTTCTTTTGTTGCGCCACTACCATATCTTTGACCATTAGCATCATAAACGCCATATTTAGTTACACCATTGACAGAATAAGCATCTACATTAAAACCTTCTGGTAGTGCTTTTGGCTTTTGAGGCAACGTAAGTAATATCTCACGATAGTTTTCACCACCAGCCAATGTGTATTTATCAAATTGAGTTGGATTTGTTATTACTTGCTCTGGAACACCCAAACCTTTTAAATCTAATGCTTCAGCACGAGAATTCAACATTTCTGCTTCTCTGAAATATCTTTCAGCAATATCTTTATTTCCTCGTGATTGCGCCCTTTGTGCAGCAGAAGTTGCACTATCAGCACGGCTATAAAGGCTTTCTACTGTGCTGTTATCTCTGATGTTTTGTAACATCATTAGTTCTTCAAACTTTTCTTGACCAAAATTAGGGGCATCAATTGGATGCTCTTTTAGTTGGGAAAATTCTTTTTCTAAAAAGTTTAGTCTTTCAGCATCAAGAACAGGAGGAGGCGCAGGAGGAGGCGCATCGCCCAATCTAACTTCTTGAACATCTACACGATTGTTAGCCAAAAAGTCTTGCACCTCTTGTTTAGTAACATTAGTCTTGTCTCTCAGGAATTCATCCAATCCTGTGAATTGCAGTTCTTCCTTCTTAACATCAGGTGCTTTCATCAAGTCGTTAATGAAAGACTGACCAGTTCCCTTGTTTCTACCTAGATTCAATGCTGCTTGCTCAGTAGCGGAATAGAAACCAATGTCAGAAACTGGTGCTTGTGGCTTAGTCTGCAATAGGCTTTCAATAGGCTCTGCCCTAGCAGACAACAATCCTTGTTCTGGCGCAACAGCAAACAATGGCTGTGGAACTACCTTGCTCATCATGCTGTTAGGACGCTGACCCATCATCGTAGCTGCCAGTTCCTCACCTGCCATTTGACCAATCTTTTGCACACCCCTTACGGCTGGCATTGGGTTTAGCGGAACAAATGACGCTGCTTGACCTGCTACCTGACCAACTCTTGACGTAGGCGCAAGTGGTAAATCTTTTAAGAACTTCTCTGTTGTGTAAGGAAACTGCGCTGGTGCTTCGTAACTGGTATCCCCAAACATCTCTGTGGGGCTAGGTGACCTAAGTAAATTAGCTATGTCAGCAGGTAAACCTAGCAAACCCGCTAAACGTCCCCTTAGAACGTCAACAGGCAGATTAGCAGAATCAGCAGGGCTACCCTGTCTGCGCCTGTTTAACTGTGGATAAAATCCAAATGCTGCACCTAAATCTGCCATGATTACCACTTGACCTTGTTAGCCCAATACGCTGCACTCATCTTACCCTTGGCAATGTTCTCAGCGTGACGAGCCTTAAACGCTTCGTTACGCTTCGTGCCATCAGGTGAGCCTTTAGCCCCTTGTTGACCAAAGCGGATTAGCTTTACATCCTCACCAGACTTAGCTAAAACAGCATGAGACTTAGTGGGATGGCTAGGAGTAGCTTTTGGCTTGTTATAGCCAGAAAACTGCTCAGAGCCTCGCTTAATCACTTCTTTTTAGCAGTCTTAGCTGCTTGTTTAAAAGCATCAGCAGTAGGCGCACCCTTGCTACCTACTTTACGCATACGCTCTGGAGTTTTACCAGCAGCCTTTTGTGATTCTATGCGTTTTTTCTTCGCAGCGATATTTGCGTACAAGCCCATCATTTTTTAGCTTTCTTTGCTGCGTTCTTAGCAGTACGCTCTCCACGCATAGGCATAGGCTTAGATGCAGGTTTAGTCTTCTTCTGCATAAGTTTCTGCATCATTTCCATCGCTTGTTGGTTTGTCGTTCCCATCATAATCATCCTCGGTTATTGGCCCACCACTAATCCATGCCTCACAAGTCCTCTTGGAAGCACACTTAAAGTCAAACACTTCGCAATAGCCTAAGTCGCCAGCATCAATGACTTCCCAAGCATCCATCTCTGTGCCGTTCATCTCCAGACCTGATTCAATGCAAGCAAGCATCTTAGGGGTTTGGATAAAGGCAGCGCAGTTACCGCAACGAGACTTTTTAGCCTGTGCAGGTGAGATTCTCCAAGCCTTTGAAATATCACGCCAGTATTCCATACTTGGCTCATTGGGATTCATTGGGCCGTAGTTAGCCTTGTCGATGGCTTTCTGACGACACTCAAGATTGACTTCTACGTCACCTGTGGCAACTGGACACGCTTCGCCTTTTTTCTCTTGGCTTTGTATCTCAATCTCAATTTTTACGGATGGCTCAAGTAAACCAGACATGGTTATCCCTATGGAGTTTATTTATTATCTCATAAAAAAAAAGAGGGAACAAGTCCCTCTAAAGTCTCAATGGCAACTGAGTGCGTCCATTGTGCGCTATCTAAAAAGTTTTGCAAGCGTTAGATTTAGAACACTCATCTCGTCTAACTTCATCACAGACCATATCCTAGCTGACCCATGTATGCCATTATGTGGCCCTTGATGGCAATCCTTGCATAAAGGAATACATAAGTATTGGTTATGCTGAACAATATGGTGTGCATCGCTTGGGGGAGAAGCATCACAGACCCCACAAGGCATTTCTTTAATCTTTGCCAAGTGGAGTCTTTCCTTGTTATTGGGTCTGTTGTTCATGTAATTTCAATGATTACAGGGTTTAGCAGCAGACGAGCATATTCCAATGCTCTCTTTTCTGCGTCATCACCAAGCATACATTTTTGGTATCTCCATTCAAACTCGTACCATTTTTTAGTCTCGACACTCCATGCGCCATCAGCATCTTTTCTAATTCTTACTCTCATTTTTATCCTTTAGTTTGGCTTCAATGGCTCTTGCGTAATGGACAAATGGTTGATTGCTTAACTCAGCACCAATACCATAGTCAGTAAACATGGCAATCTTCCATATTGCTTCGATTTCTTTGTCCGTCAGCCCTACCCATGTGCGCTGTGGTGAACAAGTGTGAATGTGATTGGCATCGCCTAATTTTTGCCCACAATCTGAACAATGCTTTGGCTGTGCCAAGGCTTCTTTGATGGCGGTGATGGCTTTGTTGGTTTGCTTGTCATTTGAATCAATGTCAAAACAACCAGAGTAGTAGCCATCCATGCAAAACGCTAATCCACCTTTAGTTTCATTCCCATGAATAAGAAAATGGCTTGCTTCCAACGCCTCCAATGCAAAACGTAATGCTTCGTCTTTAGTCATACAGACCTCGCAGGGCAGTCTCTGCCTTGGTTACAGTTGTTGTGGCAAGGAGGACAAGCCTTCATGCCTCTTACAAAAGAAGCAAAACTCTGAGATGTATCACCAAAGGCTTTCATCCTGTCAAACTCTAAAGCAACTTCCTCAAGAGTGTCGTTCCTGATTTTTTCTACTATCTCGTTAGCTTGACGCTTGCGCCAGCCAAACGCTTTTAAAAGTTCAGTCATGCTTGTCCCCTTGCTCGGATTGCTTCAATAAAAGGTTGCCCAATTATTTCACCCGTTTTCCTTATAAATTTTGTTTCTGATGTAACACCCAAATAAGCAGAATGCCATTTACTCATGTCATTTGTAATTTGCTCACAAGTCTTTGCACACGCTTCACGCTCATGCTCTGCTACTAGCTTGGCAAAGTCTATCATTCCATCCATAAGACCCTCTGCTTTGATAAATCCCCATCTAAAACCAGCTTCTTGCGCCAATTCTCTGATTTCGTCATTGGTCATATCAACCTTCGTAAGCAGCTATTTTGGCTTCGTCTGCTTCTGCAAGTAAATGGCTAGACAGGCGCATAGTCCCTTCCATCTCTAATTCTTTATATTGCTGGTCAGTAAAGATGCCCATCACCGAGATGTTTTGGTAAATCACATCCTCAATGTTCTCGTTATAAGTACCTTCTTCGTCCCGCTCGTATTCCATCACGACAGTAACGATGACAGAGCCTTCACCAGTTGTTGTGTCAAATTCGTATTTCATTTTGTAGTCCTTAAAAGTGGGGGACTATGCCCCCTGTTGATTTAGTTAAGAATTAAGCGACCAGTTAAACCCCTAGATTTCAAGCAAT